CGGTAAGATAAGATTATTTTCAAAAGCAACAGGTAAGTTGTATCATGGGTTGCTACCATATGTTAAGTATTTTTGCGAAAATTCACGACATACAATCATACTAGAGGGTCTGGAAAAAACCCCTGGTGCCCTTGCTAGGGAGGATTTTTCCAAGTTTATTGACAAAATTTTAACAAAATCAATAGAAATACGAGATTATCAATTAAATGCGTTTATACATGCATTTACAAATGAGCGTAGTATTTTACTGTCGCCTACTGCTTCAGGTAAGTCTTTAATCATATATTGTATTATTCGAATGATGACTACATTACAAAAAAGAAGTTTATTAATTGTGCCAACAACTTCACTTGTAGAACAAATGTATAAAGACTTTGAAGATTATAGTTGGGTGCCAGATAAACATGTGCAAAGAAAATATTATGGTTATGAAATAGATGAAAAGAAACCTGTTGTTATATCTACATGGCAATCACTTGCCACTTTTGATAAGAAATACTTTGAACAGTTTGATTGTGTTATAGGTGATGAGGCACATTTATACAAATCTAAAGAATTGCAAAAAATTATGAGTGCTTGTGTAAATGCAAAATATAGAGTTGGCACAACTGGTACTTTAGATGATAGTAAAGTACATAAGTTAGTATTAGAAGGATTGTTTGGTCCTGTTCATAATGTCACAACAACAAGAGAACTTATAGATAAAGAACAACTGGCAGATTTAAAGATACAATGTCTTATTTTAAAATATTCTAAAGAAGAATGTATGAATGTAAAGCGTCTAAACTATCAAGAAGAAATGGACTACATAGTCACACATCAAAAAAGAAATAACTTTATAAAGAACCTTGCAAAAACACAAACAGGTAATACTTTAGTTTTATTTCAATATGTAGAGAAACATGGTAGATTTTTACATGATCTCATAGGTGACACATTAGATCATCAAACAAGAAGATTATTTTTTGTATATGGTGGTACTGATACTAAAGATAGAGAAACAGTTAGAAGTATTACAGAAAATGAAAACAATGCAATTATTGTCGCAAGTTATGGAACTTTTTCTACTGGTATTAATATTAGGAATTTACATAATGTTATATTTGCAAGTCCTACAAAATCTAAAATTCGTGTTTTACAGTCTCTTGGTCGTGGGTTGCGTCTTGGTGATGATAAAACTAAAGCAACTTTGTATGACATTGCTGATGACTTTTCATATAAAGAAAGAAAGAACTTTACCCTCAATCATTTTATGGAAAGAATAAACATCTATTCTGAACAAGAGTTTGACTATGAATTACATCATGTTGACATAACATAAATAATTATATGAACGAAACAGTAAAAGAAACAAAAGTAAATATACCTACCCCTAAAGTAATTATGTTATCAAATGGGCAACAAGTTATCGCAGGTGTCACAGTACAAGAAGGTTCTAATTTTATAAGATTACATGATCCTTACAAAGTGAGAATACATGAAAACCTTGTAGGTAATAATATAGGATTTGTCGAAGAAAAAATGTCTTTGACACCTTTAGTGTTTCAAACAACTGATAAAGTATATTCTGTATTGAGAGAACATGTAATTACAATAGGTTCGCCAAATAATAACTTGACAGAATATTATAATAATGTTAGAATGGGATTATTTCCTTCTATAAAAAAAGAATTAGAACCTATACAATCTAAAATTGAAATGGATCAAAAATTTGATGATATGATGGATAAAATGAATGATGAAGATTATTTTGAAATGATTGAATATCTAAAAGGTAAAACAACTAAGCATTAAAGCAGGTCTTATCAAAACGGGACATCCGTATTATACTTCAAAAATCGAGTTTAGTCAAGCACTTTTATTAAAAAAAAATAATCACAAAATGTAGTATATAACGCTTGACTTTTATACTATTTCGTGATAGAATGTGAAACATTATGACTGTACAATTAAAAAAGAAAAAAACTGAACATTATGTTGATAATAAAAAGTTTTTAGAGGAAATGAAAAAGTATCACAAGAAAGTGGTATCTGCTCGAAAGAGAAAAAGAAAAGATCCTCCTATAAATGATTATATCGGCGAATGTTTTTTAAAGATTGCAAATCATTTGTCATATAGACCTAACTTTATTAATTACACATATAAAGAAGATATGATAAGTGATGGTATCGAAAATTGTTTACAATATGTAGCAAACTTTGATCCTGAAAAATCTAGTAATCCTTTTGCATACTTTACACAAATAATTTATTACGCCTTTATTAGAAGAATACAGAAAGAAAAAAAACAAACAACAATCAAACAAAAGTTAATTCTAAAAAGTGGATTAGATGAAATAGTAAGGCAAGAAGGTGACAACACAGATTATCAAAATCAATACGCTGACTTTCTAAGAAAGAACATGATTATTGATTCTGAACCAGAAAAGAAAGAAGATAAACCTAAACTAAAAAGAAAGATTACAAAAGTTAAAAAACTAGAATACTTTATGTTATGAAGATTGCTCTAATTACTGACACACATTTTGGGGCGAGAAATGATAATCCTGCATATGCAAATTATTTTTTCAAGTTTTATGATGATGTGTTTTTTCCATATTTAAAACAACATAATATTAATACACTAATTCATTTAGGTGATATTGTTGATAGGCGTAAGTTTATTAACTTTAAAACATCTCATGATTTTCGTCTTAACTTTATGAAAAGATTGTGGGAAGAAAAAATAGATACACATATTATAATAGGTAATCATGACACTTATTATAAAAATACAAACGAAGTAAATGCTGTTGATGAACTACTAACGACTTATGATGGCATACATGAACCTTACATTTACACTAATCCTAAAGTAGTAGAGTTAGGTGGCACAAGAATGTTAATGTTGCCTTGGGTATGTGCTGATAATAAAGATCAAACTATACAAGCACTTGAACAAGAAAGAGCAGATGTTATTATGGGTCATCTAGAGATTGAAGGATTTGAAATGCATAATGGCATAAAATCTGCCACAGGTTTAAATAAAAGTTTATTTCGTAGATTTGAAAAAGTATATTCAGGTCACTTTCATAAAAAGAGTGATGACGGTCAAATATATTATCTTGGTTCACCTTATGAATTTATGTGGAATGATTATAAATGTCCTAAAGGTTTTCACATATTTGATACAGAAACAAGAGAGATAGAAAGAATACCTAATCCATATACTATACATGAAAAAATATTTTATAATGATGAAACTAACGATTACAAAGACTTTGATTATAAACCATACAAAGACAAATACATTAAGTTAATAGTAGAAAAGAAAAAAGATTATTACTTATTTGATAAATTCATAGACGGTTTTTATAAGAAAACAAATATACATGATTTAAAAGTAATAGAAGATTACACAGACTTAGACGCTTCTACTGTGGCAGATGATATCGCAGAAAGAAGTGAAGATACACCTACTTTATTAGATAACTATGTTAACGAACTTGAAACTGATTTAAATAAAGAAAAACTAAAAACTTTAATGAGAAGTTTATATGTTGAGGCAGGAGATTTAGAGATATGATAATATTTGAAAAGATAAGATGGAAAAACTTTCTATCATCAGGTAATTCATTTATTGAAGTTGATTTAAATAATAATTCTACAACCTTAGTTGTAGGTCATAACGGTGCAGGTAAGTCAACAATACTAGACGCATTGTGTTTTGCTTTGTTTAGTAAACCTTTTAGAGAAATAAAGAAAGAACAATTAGTCAATAGTATTAATCTAGGCGGCACAGAAGTTGAGTTAGAGTTTCGTATATCTTCAAATCGTTATAAAATAAAACGAGGTATCAAACCTAATATATTTGAAGTATATCAAAATGACGAATTACTTAATCAAACATCTACAGTTGCAGATTATCAAAAACAACTAGAACATCAAATACTTAAATTTAATTATAGAACATTTACACAAGTTGTTATTTTAGGTAGTAGTACATTTGTGCCTTTCATGGAACTAAAAGCACCTCATAGACGAGAAGTTATAGAAGACATACTTGATATTAAGATATTTTCTGTAATGAATATGTTAACAAAAGTAAGACTAAAAGAAATAGACGAACAAGTAAAAGATATTGATAGAGATTTAACAATAGTAGAAAATAATATTAATACTCAAAAAGAATATGTTGCTAAGTTAGATAGTCAACTTGAAGAAACAATAAAGAGTGAAAAAGAAAAGATAGAACAAAACAAAGTTGCTGTTGAAAAATATAATTCACACATACTAGGATTACAAAACGAAATACAAAAACTAAAACATACAATAACTGACAAAGATAATACAAACAATAAGTTTGATAAAATGCAAAACTTTCAGGCACAGTTTCAAAGTAAACTAACATCATGTAATAAACATAAAAAGTTTTATGAAGATAATGATAATTGTCCTACATGTAAACAAGTATTATCTAATAAACAAGTTATGATTGCAGATAATAATAAAGAGATAATGAAATGGAATCAGGCAATAGAAGACGCACAAAAAGAATTAAAATCATTATCAAATAGAATAGATAAGATAAGAAATATAGAAACAGATATAAGATCAATAGAAATTGATATTGCAAAATTTGATCAATCAAAAACTGAACTAAAAAACATTAACACAAAATTAACACATAACATTACAAAACTAACTGAACAATCTAGTGACACAGGCGAGGCAAAAGGCAAACTAAAAGTTTTAGAAGAAAGTCAAGATGAGTTTCAAAAAACAAAATTATCTAAGTTAGAAGAACATGATTATTTACACGCCGCAAAACAAATGTTATTAGACACAGGTATCAAAACAAAAATTATAAAACAATACTTGCCTGTTATCAATCAATTAATAAACAAGTATCTTGCAAGTATGGATTTCTTTGTAAACTTTAGATTAGATGGTGAGTTTAAAGAAATAATTAAATCTAGATATCGAGATGAGTTTTCATATACATCATTTAGTGAAGGCGAAAAGATGAGAATAAATCTTGCATTATTATTTACATGGCGTGCTATTGCAAAAATGAAAAATAGTATATCAACAAATTTATTATTATTAGATGAAATATTTGATGGCAGTCTTGACGGACAAGGCACAGATGATTTTCTTAAAATCCTAAATACATTAGATAATGAGAATGTTTTTATTATATCACATAAAACAGATATGATTGCTGATAAATTTAAAAATGTTATTAAGTATGAGAAAGTAGGAAACTTTACAAAGGTAGTAGAATGACAACACAAGAAAAAATAGAACTATTAGCAATAACTGCTGAAGAATGTGGTGAACTAACACAAGAAACTATGAAGATTGTTAGATTTGGTAAAGAGAACGATAATATTACAAAAGAAGCAGGTGATGTTATGTGTATGATACAATTGTTAATAGAGAAAGGTTTAGTAAATCAAGCAGAATTGAATAAGAGAATAGTTGAAAAACGAGAAAAACTAAAGACTTTTTCAACCTTGACAAACCTATAAAAATTTGATATACTGTAAAAAGGTTTTATAATGATATATGTTGAAGATTGTTTAAAAACACTAGATCGTAAATTATATTATGATTATGTTGTTTGTTCGCCACCTGACTTTGATGAGTTAGATAAGGCAATAGATTTTTCATATGCAGACTTTATTAAATCATGGGCAGTAAAATTAGAACCTGCTAGCAACTTTGTTTCTATATGCATAAGTGATAGAAAGAGTGGCGGTCAAATAGTGTCTAAACATAGTATAGTTATTGATGTATTTAAAACACTAGGTTATATTTTACATTCACATAAGATTTGGGTAAAAGGTACAGGTGTAAATGATTATAGAATGAACTATCAACATGTAATGACATTTAGTAGAAAAAATGCAAAGAGAAAACCTATTGCAGATTTTAAACCAGATGTGTTTATTATTAATTCTAGTAAATATAAAAACTATGGTTATGGTATGCCTGTAAGAGTAATAGAACTATTAATACAAAACTATACAGATAAAGATAATATTGTTTATGATCCTTTTATGGGTTCTGGTACAACAGCAGTTGCTGCTATGAATACTAAGAGACAATGGATAGGTTCAGAAATAAATCAAGAATATGCAGACTTGACAAAAGAGAGAACACAATGAGTGAAATAGTAAAACAAATAAAAGATAAAGGTTTTCCTTATTATCCTGAAGACAGTAAATGGCGTAATAAAACATTTGAAACTATGTTAAGTTTTGATAGAACAAATTTAGTAGATAGAAAAAACAAAGTCATAGGTCAATCGCCACATGGTCTTAATCTTGCATGGTCTTATATGAAGCATGCTTGGGGCATTAAATGTGGTAAAATGAAAACACCTATGGAAATATGGGAAGATGAAGAACAACTTGAAAAAGGTATTAACAAAATACTTAATGGTGTATTCTTTGTACAAAAACCTTTACACAAAATAACTGATAGTGATTTGCGTTCTATGTTAAGAAGATATACAGGCACACAAATGGTTTCTAATTTTAGACCTACTGCTGCCGCTGCAATGTATGATATCTTTGTTGATAAAGATAGTATTATAGAAGGCACAGAAGCAGGAACAGTTTGGGATCCTAGTATGGGTTATGGCGGTAGACTATTAGGGGCGATTATTGCCGGTGTTAATTATATAGGTACTGATCCTTGTATACCTACATACAAAGGTTTAGAACAAATCAGAGATACATTTGGTCACAAAGATAAGAAATATGAATTATTAAGACAAGGTAGTGAAACTTATATACCTGAAGAAGAAAGTTTAGATTTTGTATTTACTAGTCCACCATACTTTGGTTGG